CTTGGATCGTCGCTGAAAAGGTACGCCGTCGGGAATGGACCTGAGAAGGATGTGGTAAAGACGCGCGCATCTGGCGTGGTGGCGCTGTTGTAGGTGCCGTCTGTCATCACTATGCCACTGTTGCCAGGCAGCGCATCAAGGTTTGGAGTACCGGCATACGGAGGTATGCCATCGAACAGGTAAAGCCGGCCAGATCCCGATCCGGCGGTTGTGGACCGCAGGCCGGCCAGCACATCGCCGTTGCTGACAACAAGGATTCGACCACCGGAGGCAACGCCTTCGTCTGGCGTGGCCAGATCGCGGTGGATCGTCCAATCTCCGGTGGCGTTCAGAAAGGTCCGGATCTCGCCGAGCAAGTCGTCGAAGTCAGCAACGTTGGTAAGGCGTTCGATGGGCACGGTTCAGCTCCTGCGAATGGCAATGAAGTCCACTGGTTCCGTGCGCCATGTGTTGGCGAAAACGTCGTAGGTCGCTGCCGGTGATTCGCTGTTGTCGGTGATGGTGTCGCCACTCACAAGGCCCAGACCAAATACGGTATACAGACCGTCGATCCTGCCGACCAACTGCGTGCCGTTGGTAAGTATTGCCGGAAACATAGCATACTCGCCTATCTCAGAACTGCTTATGGCGACAGAACTTCCGACTGTGAATGCCTCAAACAGTGCATCCTCATTGCCTTCTGCAGTAGAGCTGTCAACGCCTTCGGCATTGCTTGAAGAGTTTCTATGCGGCCATATGACATTGCCAGTTGCGATTCGTGCTGTGCTGCGTGCGTCGCTGTTGTTGCTGTAGTTTCTATATTCCTGCCAAGACCCATCCACCCAGCGCAACTGCGCACCGTTGTCGCATGGATCAGGTAGGCTGCTCTGGCCGAAGTTGTTGGTCTGGAAGCTGGCGGTATTTCGGTCCTGGCTTCCACCAATAAGCAGCGGGTATGGGTACTGATTGCGCGTACCGAACTGTTGGATGAATCCGAGGTGCACCAGGATGTCGGTGGTGCCAACGCGGGCCAGCGCCATGATGCGCCGGCGGTCAACCCAGAACCAGCAGTCGAACGCTGCATCGTCGAATGCAGCGTAGACAGCAGGCGACACGCCTGGCAGCGTGTCGAAAGTCAGCGCGCTGTTGAACGCGGTGAAACCGCGCAGGTCCCAACCGAAGATGTTCGCCCCGACCGAGCGGTAGGTCTTGACGCCGACGATGATCTGGTCGGACGGGTCGCTGCCTGGGCCCTGCAGGTAGACCTCTCCATCGGAGGCGAAACCGGTGGTAGGCAGCGACGGCATTCCGCTGCCGTTGGCCAGCACGGTCCACTGGTCAGCAGCCGGCACCGGGATGCCGCCGGTGAGGCCGTTGGTGGGAGACCCACCCGGCTCGATAGCGCCGCTGGCGTAGTCGCGCAGCATCCGCAGGAAGTCGATGAAGTCTTCGGCCGTGCCGGTCGCATACGCCATGTCACCCGCCTTGCAGTAGCTGCTTGATCACCCCGGGGTTGCGGCCGATGACGTTGATGATGGCCGCTTCGCCCGCGCCGCTCTGGATCGCGTTGGGGACCTCGTTGGGGTCCCGGACGTTGATGATCTGGGGGTTGACCGTGATCTGTGGCGCAAGGCTGTCGTTGCTCATTATGCGGCCGTTGACATCCGGCACGAACCGCTCAGGTCCGCGCTCTCCGACGATGTACTCTTTGCCAGCGCTGGCATCGCCACCGGTGGAGCGCGTGCCACCGAACAGGGCGCCCAGAAACGAAGCCGTGCTGCCGCCGCCACCAGCGCCACCGGCCGCGCCGAAGATCGACTGCGTGATCTTGGCCGCCAGCGCCTGGGCCTGCATCTGCAACAGGAGTTGGACAAAGCCGCGCAGGATGCCGCGGGCACCGTCCTCGAAGCCGCCCGTCAGCGCCTGGGTCAAGAAGCCCTGCAGTTCCTGCGCGCCCTTCTGGCTGCCCTTCACGGCCGTGTCGAACGCATCCTTGGCCTGGGCCGTGGCCCTGTTGAACGTGTCCTGGTTGATCGCGTTCTGCGCCAGCAGTTCTTGCAGGCGCTGGAGCCGCGCCTCGTACTCCTCGGCCGGCGTGCGCGTCTCCTCGAACACGCGCTTGCCTTCCTGCAGCGCCACGTTCTGCTGGTCAAACGCGGCCTGGGCCTGCTCAATGGCCCGCTGGTAGGTCTGGAAGTCAATGGCACGGGCCTGCAGCAGGCCGCCCAGCCGGTCGATGGTGGCGATGTACTGCTCGGCCGGGGTGCGGGTGGCTTCGAACACCGCGAGGCCTTCCTGGCGCACGGCAGCGGCTTCCTCCTCTGCCTTCTTCGCGGCCTGGGTGCGCTCCTCCAGCAGCGCCAGGATCTCGGTGTTCCCGATGATGCTCTGGCGCATGGCCTCGCCAGCCGCGCCGGCCTTCGCGAACTCCTCGGCCAGGTCGCCCTGCGCGATCCGGTATTCGATGGTCGCCTTCGCGCCCAGGCCGAAGGTGCCAACCTGTTGGCGCAAGCCATCGGCCAGCGCCGTGATGGACTTGAGCGCGCCCTCCGAGGCCTTGCGCGCTTCCTCATCGACTACCTGCAGGGCTGCACCAGCGGCCTTGGCCGCGGTCTCCACCTTGGGCGCCGCGTCCTGCCAGACGGATACGATGGTATCCACGTCCTTCGAGATGTTGTCGCGCATCTGCGCGAAGCGGTCCTTCAGGATGTCCACCGCCTCGCCCAATCGACCGGACTTCAGGAGCGCCAGCGCGGTGATGAAACCGTTGATTGCCAGGCCGACCTGCTGGAACACGCTCACCACCACGACGCCGGCCGTGAACAATCCCTTGAAGGCCACCGACAGCACGCCCACCGATATGGCCAGCGCCCCGCCGTCGCGCGATGCATCAACGAACTTCTGCGCGATCTTCTCGAAGACCGGTAGCGCCTGCTGGACAAAGGTGTTCACCAGGCCGCCGGCCGCGGCGCCGACCGTGCTCAGCGCATCGTTGAACCGCTCGGCCGATTGGGCCGTGCTGCTGGTGATGGTCAGGCCCAGCGCGTCAGCCTCCTTGCGCAGCGCCTCGATGCCATCGCGGCCGGCATTCAGGAACGGGATCATCTTGGCGCCGCTCTTGCCGAACAGGTCCTGGGCCAGCGCGTTCTTAGCCAGACCGTCCTCCAACTTCGAGAAGGCCTGCGCCACGTCCAACAGCAGTTCCTCGGTGCTCTTGAGGCTGCCGTCCGTGTTCTTGACCGACACGCCCAGGCGCTCAAAAGCGTCCACCTGCGCGCGCGATCCGGAGGCAGCCTCCACGCTGGCCCGCGATAGTTTCGACAGGGAGGCCGCGAGTTCCTCGGTGGACAGCCCAGACAGGTCCGCAGCGAACTGCAGCTGGGACAACGCCTCGACGCTCACGCCGGTTGCCTGCGACAACTTGTTCAGGTTGTCGGCGTTGTCGATGGCGGCCTTGCCCATGTCCACGAAGCGGCTGGCCAGGCCCACCAGCGCCTGCCCGACGGCGGCGCCAACGCCGGCTGCGAAGACCGTGGCCTGCCTGTTGAACTTGGCCAGGCGCTGCTCTGCTGCCTGCATGCCGGCCATGTACTGCGCGGTCTGCGCCTCCAGCCTGACGACGAGCTTTGCGAGGTCAGTTGCCACGGCGCTCCCCCATCAAGGCCATGGCCTGCAGCATGCTCACGATGCGCTCGTTTGCAGCGCGCTGGCGCTCCGCTGGATCGATGACCATGTAGCTGGACAGATCCAGCTTGGCGCCGCGGCGTAGCCGTGGGTTTGCGCGAGTCACCTCGCGGGCGATGATGGCGGCGTGCACGTTGTCCCTCCACGGGCCCCAGGGCTCCACCTGCCAGTATGCCAGCCAGCCGCAGTACTCATCCCACGGCAGCGTGGCCCTCATCTCCCCCACCGTGCGGCCCAGCAGCGCGGCCAGGCGGTGGTCGAACAACTCGGCCGGGCTCAGCCTTTTTTTTGGGCGCCCATCGCAGTGGTGAGGGCGTCCACGATCGGCGTGGCCAGCCGCGGCACGTCCGCGATGACCAGCGCATCCTCGGCCGTCAGGAATGGCTCGCCGTCCTCGTCCACCATGCACGCCGCCATTAGGCTGGCCATGGCGCCACGCGCGTCGGCCTCCCGGGCCGCAACGAACGCCTGCACGTCGCCGGCCGTGGGCTCGCGCACGCGGAAAACCTCGCCCTCGATGGTGATGTCGGTGATGCGGCGGCCGGCGAGAGCCATCAGTCGAAAGCGCATGTTCATCATCGATTCCAGGTGACGGCGCCGGAGATCTTGAGGGTGAACTGCATCACCGACTTCTCGCCGATGGGGCCGGTGATGTTCCAGGCCCGGATCGTGGCCGCGAACTGGAAGTAGTTGGTGGGGCTGCCGTCCTTGTACGAGATGCGGAAGTTGCGCACCTGGTCGTTCTGGTAGCTGTCGTACATGCTCTCCAGCGTGGTGTCGCCGGGGATGAAGTTGCACTGCAGAGGGATCTCGACGCCGTCGGCCAGGCCGTTGCGGTACGTACGCGCGGTGTCGCAGTAGCCCGTCACATCCACCAGTGGCTTCTCTTCACCGACACTGCCGAAGTCCACCGCAGCGCAGATGTTCTCGTAGTTCCCGGAGCTGTTCAGGCTCTCGATCTGGACAACGAAGTCGTTGCCAATGAAGGTGTCTTCGCTTGCCATGGTCGGTCACTCCTCGTGCCAGATGGTCCACTGCTGGGAAACTCGGTACAGGCCGGGCTCGATGTCCAGCAGATCGAACTCGGTCTCGATGTTGCAGGTGCGCACTGGGACCACGGTGGCGCTGCCCATCGGCCCAGAGAAGTCCACCAGCGCCGTGCGCACCGCGGTCGCCAGCGCACGAGCCGCATCATACCCGGCGGCATAGCAGTCGATGCCGATGGTGCTGCGGACAAGCCGGTCCGTGCCGCAGTACGACACAGCCCGGTCCACGCCGCTGATGGAGTAGACGACGGCCGGCACGCGCTGCGACGTGGCGGCGATACGCTGTGGGAT